CCTTCTTTTTCATAAACGTCCGCAAAAAAGATTTTGACATGGGTATTCGAGGCAGACAGTCATTAGCCTCCCTGTCGGTTGTCCCTACTGCGCTTGAGGAGCAGCAGCGGCCAGCTCCCCCTGCAGAACTGTCTACGGAGCAGCGGATGGAATGGTTGGCTGTGGTCAACCGCTTGCCCGCTGATTGGTTTCAGCCGGAAACTTTCCCGATGCTTGCCCAGTATTGCCGACATGTCGTCTCGGCTCGGCGTGTCGCTCAATTGATTGATTCTATTGAATCAGACGAAGAGCGTTTCACTACTGAAGAGTACGACCGCCTCCTGAAAATGCAGGAACGCGAAGGCCGGGCCATGTCGTCGCTGGCGACTCGGATGCGGATGACGCAGCAGTCAACATATGACCGCACGACGAAGAAAAAGGAAGCCCTCTCCGTCCGCCCTTGGGAGCGCAAGATCAAGGGATAACATTCGATGGATCGAAGAATTCTGTCGAATACCTGAGGGCAAGCACGTCGGCCAGCCGGTCAGGCTGACAGAACAGCAAAAGGCGTGGATCCGGGAGATCTACGACTCGCCAACTAGGCGATTCATCCTGTCGATGGCAAGAAAAAACGCCAAGACAGCTCTTTCAGCTTTTTTGTTGCTATTGCACCTTGTGGGGCCTGAGGGAGAAGAGCGACCCAACTCGCAGCTTTACTCAGCTGCTCAGTCACGGGACCAGGCGGCAATTCTGTTTTCTTTAGCCGCCAAAGTGGTCAGGCTTTCCCCTGCGCTCAATCAAGCGGTGGTAATTCGTGACACCGCTAAGCAACTGTTCTGCCCGTCTCTGGGAACGCTTTATCGGGCGCTGTCCGCTGAAGCCTCGACCGCCTACGGCCTTTCTCCGGTCTTTGTCGTTCACGACGAGCTGGGACAGGTTCGCGGGCCTCGGTCTGAGTTGTACGAAGCCCTAGAAACCGCCAGTGCGGCCCAGGAAGCGCCGCTTAGCATCATCATTAGTACGCAGGCCCCTACAGATGCGGATCTGCTCTCGGTCCTGATTGACGATGCTAAGTCCGGCCGGGACGAGCGGACGAAGCTAGTTCTGTATACGGCGGACGAGTCACTGGACCCGTTCTCTGACGAGGCGATCCGGCAGGCCAATCCGCATTTCGACGTGTTCATGAACCAGCAGGAGGTTCGGGACCAAGCGGAGTCGGCCCGGAGAATGCCGAGCGCCGAGAACGGGTATCGCAATCTCATCCTCAATCAGAGGGTGAACCTTGTAAACCCGTTCATCTCTCGCGAGGTATGGGAGTCGTGTTCCGGCCGTGGCGGCGAGTTCGTCGGAGAGGTTTATTTAGGTCTGGACTTGTCCGTCCGGAACGATCTCACGGCTTTAGTCGCAGTCGGGAAGGACGCCGAAGGGTTCTGGTCGGTTCAGCCTTACTTCTTCACCCCGTTGAATGGGCTTGATGAGCGGTCTAGACGGGACAGAACGCCCTATGACCTATGGGTCAAACACGGGTGGATTACAGCCACGCCAGGCTCGACGGTTGATTACGAGCTGGTAGCTAACAAGATGCTCGAGCTTGCGGACGAGTACCACGTCGTAAAGGTGGCATTCGACCGCTATCGAATGAAGGAACTGGAAGCCTGCCTCTCGAGGATGGGCCGAGAGCTTCCGTTAGAGCCTTTCGGCCAAGGCTTTGTGAGCATGGCTCCCGCCTTGGATGCCTTAGAGGCTGAGTTGTTGAACGGCCGCATTCGCCACGGCGGAAATCCGGTGCTGCGGATGTGCGCGGCAAACGCTGTGGTTACGAAAGACCCGGCCGGGAATCGGAAGCTCGACAAGAGCAAAGCAACGGGAAGGATCGACGGACTCGTTGCGCTTGTGATGGCTAACGGGGTTGCGAGTTCGCAGCAGGTCGTCGCTCAGCCCGCGTATCAGATGCTTTTCGTTTAACCGATCCCTAGCAGTCCATGCCCGCCCTGAGCGGGCTTTTTTGTTTGTGAGGTCCGCATGTCAACCCTCTTCCGAAAAGCCTTCTCCGTCCTTGAGGTTAAGGCCGTTGATGACGAACAGCGGGAGATCACTGGCATTGCGTCCACGCCCAGCGTAGATCGCATGGGCGACATCGTTGAGCCGATGGGCGCGAAGTTCAAAACGCCTATGCCCTTGCTGCTGTACCACAACAGCGAGAAGCCGGTCGGCAACGTCACTTTCGCCAAGCCTACGAAGTCCGGCATCCCCTTTCGCGCGAGTCTCCCGAAGGTATCCGAGCCCGGAACGATCAAGGACCGAGTGGATGAGGCGTGGCACTCGCTCAAATACAAGTTGCTTGGAGCCGTTTCGATCGGCTTCAGCGCAGAGAAGGGCGGATACGAACCGCTGAAGGATGGCGGCATTCGCTTCACTAGCTGGAATTGGCTCGAGCTTTCACTAGTCGCCATTCCGGCTCAGCCGGATGCGGTCATCACCGGCATCAAATCAATCGACACCAGGCTACGTGCCGCGTCCGGCACATCCCCGCCGAGTGTTTCAACTCCCGCTAGTCCGGGAAATCCCAACCAACCCGCATCGAGCGGGTTTTTTTATTCCCGGAGCAACGAGATGAAAACCCTGAAGGAACTGATGGAACTGCGCACGACGAAAGTCTCGCGCATGGAAGAACTGGTGAAGTCCATCGAGGACGGCACTGCAAACCAGGACGAGAGCGGCGAGTACGACACGATCAGCGACGAAATCGGAACGCTCGACAACGAGATCCGCGTCGCGAAGCTGCACCAGATCAAGTCGAGCGCGGCCAAGCCCGTCGAGACGCGCGGCCCGACCGTTTTCGCCCGAAAGCAAGATCCGGAAGACAAGTTCGCTGGTCAGAGCTTCGTCCGAATCCAGATCGCGAAGGCGCTGGCTCTCGCTCACAACGAGAACCCGATCGCGATCGCCCATGAGCGTTGGGGCAAGTCGCACCCGAAGCTGGTCGAGCACCTGAAGGCGCTCGTTCCGGGCGGCGGCACGGGCTCCGGCGAGTGGGGCGCGGAACTGGCCCAGACGGATGCTCGGTTCACGGGCGACTTCATCGAGTACCTGTACGGTCAGACGGTGTTCGATCAGCTCGGCCTGCGCTCGATCCCCTCGCGCGTGAAGGTGAAGGGTCAGGATGGCGCGTTCACCGGCTACTGGGTGGGCGAGTCGAAGGCCATTCCGGCTTCGGCGGGCAGCTACTCGGACGTTGACCTCTCCCCGCTGAAGGTTGCGGGTCTGGCCGTCATCTCGATGGAACTGCTCGAGGATTCGCAGCCCTCCGCCGAGATGCTGGTGCGTGACGGCCTGGTCGAGGCTTCGTCTCAGCGAGTCGATACCACGTTCCTCTCGGCGTCGGCTGCTTCGGCGGGTGTTTCGCCGGCCGGCATCTTGAATGGCGTGACTCCGCTGGTTCCGTCCGGTACGGACCTGGCTGCGGTGCGTGCGGACTTCCAGGCGCTCATCTACCCGTTTGTGCAGGGCAAGATGGGCACCGGAATTACGCTCGTCATGAACCCGGCGACGGCTCTGGCCCTGTCGTTCATGTACGGAACGCTCGACCAGCGCGCCTTCCCGGAAGTGAACCAGACGGGCGGCAGCCTCAACGGCATGCGGGTTGTGGTCGGCGACAACGTGACCCCCGGCGATGTCATCGCGATCCGGACTTCGGACGTGTGGCGCATCGGCGATTCGGGCATCCGCATTTCGATGTCGCGTGAAGCGACGATCGAGCAGCGTGACGACCCGACGGGTGCGACCGATACCCCGGTGGGTGTCACGACCACGGGCCTGACTTCGATGTTCCAGGAAGAGTCCATCGCCTTCAAGGTGGTGCGTCGAATCAACTTCCAGAAGCGTCGCAGCAACGCCGTGCAGTACCTCTCGAATGTCGAGTGGGGCGGCGTCACCAGCTAAGGACTAGGGGGCGGGGAAACTCGCCCCCTTTTTCTGGAGGTCGCATGAAGACTCAAGTTGAAGCCCTGCGAACGCACCGCTACGGCGGGAAGCTCAAGCGCAAGGGCGACAAGTACACGATTGCAGAGGCAGGCGATCTGCGTCTGTTCAAGGCGCTGAAGTGGGTGGCGGAAGCGCCTACATCATCTCCTGAGCCTATCCAGATTCCGGAGTATTCGTACCTGACTCGAGCGTTGACCGCTGAGAAGCCAAAGCGCAAGTACACGCGCCGGAAAGTCGCAGAGTGAGCAACCTGGTGCAGCTTCAATCGGGCCTGTTCGTGCCCGCAGAACAGAAGCGCGCACTTTCATCTGTAGACGACTCTCGCGGCTGGCGTGTGCTGTACGACTACGGCACCAGCATGACCGCGTGGCAGAAAGACCTAACGATCGAACGCGATCAGGTCTTGGCGAACTGGGCTGTATGGGCCTGCGTCACGCTGATTGCCGGCGACATTGGCAAGGTCAATCTTCGGCTGATGGATCGGAACAAGGACATCTGGGAGGAAACTTCCAGCCCTGCTTTCTCTCCGGTCATTCAGAAGCCGAACGGGTACCAGACCCGGCAGCAGTTCATGGAGTCTTGGGTGCTGTCCAAACTCCTTTTCGGCAACGCTTACGTTCTCCTGACGCGCGACATGCGCGGCGTGGTCGTGCAGATGCACGTGCTTGACCCGTGCAAGGTCACTCCGCTTGTTGCGGATGACGGCTCGGTTTACTACGGGCTCATGCAGGACGATCTCCCGCGGCTTGCGGAGGATTACTTCGCGGTCCCGGCGTCAGAGATCATCCACGATCGTTTCAACTGCCTCTATCACCCGCTGGTAGGGCTCTCCCCGATCTTTTCGTCCGGTCTTGCAGCTACGCAGGGCCAGAAGATTTCGCTAAACGCCGCCAAGTTCTTCGAGAACATGAGCCGGCCGAGCGGGATCCTCACCGCTCCCGGTGCGATTTCAGATGCAACGGCTCTCCGACTGAAAGAGTCGTGGGACAGTAATTACACCGGGGACAAAATCGGAAAGGTCGCCGTCCTCGGCGATGGCCTGAAGTACGAGCAGATGAGCGTCACCGCTTCGGACGCTCAGATGGTCGAGATGGCGAAGTTTTCGGCGGAGATGATCTGCGCCACGTTCCACGTTCCGGCGTTCAAGATCGGGGCAGGAACGATTCCGGCAGGCCAGAAGGTCGCGGACCTGAACGAAATCTATTACGCCGACTGTCTGCACGGCTTGATGGATGCGATTCAGACGCTTCTAGGTAACGGTCTCGGCCTCGACCCTGAGAAGCGATGTGTTCGGTTCGATCTTCACGACCTGCTGAAGATGGACATGGCTAGCCTGATGACCGTTCTTAAGACCGGCATCGACGCTGCCATCTACGCGCCGAACGAGGCACGGCAGAAGTTGAACCTTCCGCCAGTAGATGGCGGCGAAGCGCCTCTCAGCCAGCAGCAAAACTGGTCTCTTGCACAGCTCGCGGACCGTGGCGCGATTCCGGATGCTTCGGCGGTGGCAGCGCCACCGGCTAACGACGACCCCATGTCGGAAGACGACATGGACGCAGAGATGGAGGAAGCCGCATGACGCGGGACGTTCAGGCGGCAATTCTTCGTGCGTGCGCGCGATTCATCGGCAAGCGACTCGAGCCGGTCGAACTTCGGCTGAAAGCCGTAGAGGACCGAGGCGCAATCATCCACAAGGGCATCGACGGCCTTCATGGTCGCGATGGACTTCCGGGACCGCAGGGCGAGAAGGGCCTAGACGGCCGGGATGGACTTCATGGAAAGGACGGCCGCGACGGGATTGATGGCAAGGATGGCGCGCCTGGTCGAGATGGTGAGAAGGGCCTTGATGGGTTGCCGGGTGAACGCGGTCCGCAAGGTGAGAAGGGAGAGAAAGGCGACGTTGGCGAACGCGGTCCTGCTGGCGAGGCTGGCCCGCAAGGCGAATCCGGTGAGCGCGGCGAGAAAGGGCTAGACGGCGCCGATGGCAAAGACGGCCTTGACGGGAAGGATGGCGCTCCCGGCCTGAATGGCAAAGATGGCCGAGATGGTCTGAACGGGAAGGATGCCGACGAGGACGCGATTGTGCGCCGCGTGCTGGCCTCTGTAGACGCTATTGTGCAGAAAGCTATCGATGCCATGCCCAAGCCTCGCGACGGCAGGGACGGGCTCCCAGGCGTCCCAGGAGCGCCCGGCGAAAAGGGCATGGACGGCCGAGACGGCACGAACGGCATCCACGGCAAGGACGGGCGTGACGGCATCGACTGGTCCGACTTCGACGCCGAGCTTGACGAGGACGGCAGGACGATCGTCATCGCGATGGGCAAGGGCGATCAGAAGGTCGTCAAGCGCCTGAAGACTTCCATTCCGGTGTTCCGCCATTCGTGGAAGGCCGATCACAAGTACGAAAAGGGCGACTGCGTGAACTGGGGCGGCTCGATGTGGGTTGCCCTCAAAGATTCGCCGGACCGGCCTTCCTCTGAGGGTAGCGGCTGGCAGTTGGCTGTCCGGCGCGGCGCTGATCCGAAGGTGTCCTAAATGGTCATGCTCGTCGGCCTGAACGAAGCGAAGGCGCAGCTTCAGGTAGACCACAACCAGCAGGACGCGCATATCGAGATGCTGATCCATGCGTGCTCCGGTGCGGTGCTGAACTACTTGAAGCGAGACGTCGCGGACCTCGACTCTGACAACGCCCTAGAAGTCGATTCCGATGGCGTCATCATCATGGAGTGGGAGGTAACTCTAGCGACCCTTTACTTGGTCGGCGTGATGTTCAGGGATAGGGACGGCCCCGCATCCATTGAGCAGTCGTCGTTCGTAGATCAGGGGTATCTGCCTCGTCCCGTTACGGCGCTCCTTTATCCGCTTCGCGATCCTACGGCTGCCTGATGGCTACGCTACTCGCGGGCAATCTGCGCCACCGCATCGCGATCCAGGAACGGTTAGAAGAACAAGACAGCGACACGGGCGAGATCACGCACGTCTGGGCGACGGTTTCTGAAATGGGGAATGTCCCGGCCGAGATCGTTCCGCTGTCAGCCAAAGAGTTCATTGCGGCACAGGCAACGCAGTCCGAGATCGTTGCGCGAATCGTGATTCGGTACCGAGAAGGGATCGACGCGACGATGCGGGCGGTTCACAACGGGGCCGTCTACAACATTCGCGGCGTTCTTCCGGACCCTCGGACGGGCCGGGAATGGCTGACCCTTCCCGTATCAGCCGGTCTTACTGACGGCTCTTAATGGAGGCTGTGTGTCTCGCGTCAGGACCGAGCCTGACGGAGACGGACGTTGCGCGTGTCGCTGAATGGCGACAGGCGGGTGATCGCATTGTCGTCGTTACGAACACAACGTTTCGCATCGCCCCTTGGGCCGACTACCTGTACGCGATGGACCGGAAGTGGTGGGAACACCACCTGAAGGAAGTCCGGGTCGTCTTTCAGGGGAAGTTGGTCAGCAACAGCGCGCACTCGAGACAACTAGGTCTGACGCATACCGGGGACCTGTTCAAGCGGTTTGACGCTCACCAGAACAGCGGTGCGGCGGCGATCAGTCTCGCGGTCAGGCTGGGAGCCTCGCGGGTCATCATGCTCGGGTATGACTGCGGCATCCCGAAGGGCGAAAAGGCTCATTGGCACGGGGATCATCCGAAGCCCTTGGGCAACTGCGGCTCTGCGAGACGTTGGCCTCAGCAGTTCCAGAAGTTGCGTGAAACCTACAAGGCGGCGGATATCGTGAACGCGAGTCGGTTCAGCATGCTCAGCGTGTTCCCGAGAATCAGCCTTGAGGACGCTCTATCCGTACCGCTAGCGCAGGCCGCGTGAGGTCGATTCGAGCGGGGAAGGGGCTCGGGGACGCCCTTTATCTGCAGGCTGTCGCAAGGCACCTGAACCGAAAGGAACGGTTGAGGGTCTGTAGCGGATGGCCTGATGTCTTCCGTGGCTTGAACGTGACGGTCGAGCCTTTCACACGGCAGGCGGACATCAACGCCCATTACACGCTGCGAAAGTGGCGGACGGACACGGACCAGTTCGAGGACTGTTGTATCCAGGCTGGGATAAAGGAGCCGGTGGATTTCCGGATTGACTGGGAGCCGTCTAAGTCTTTCGTCCAGAATCGGATCAAGCCGGTCGTCCTAGTCCTGATTCCTAGGATGCCGATGGACAGGGCGGATGGGTTCGCGAGAGAGCTTCTTCCGAAGCGGGAAGCGTATCAGGCGGCAGTCGATGGACTGAAAGGACTGGCGACGCTGGTCATGGTCGGATCTGGACGTCCGCTGTACGAGCTCGACGGCATCGACGTTGACCTGACGAACCGGACGAGTGTTTCGGAACTTTTGGACATGGCGAGCCAGGCAGACGGCTTTCTCGGTTACTGCTCCTTTTTCGTTCCGCTAGCTGAATCGTTCAACAAGCCCGGATTGTTTGTCTGGGCACGAGCAGGGCTCAAGAGTCGCACGCCGTACATTCGGCAGATTACCCCTCAGAAAATCCTGCACCGAGACTCATCCCTTTATGCCATTGACGACCAGGCCATCGACGTCCTTCCTTTTCTCGGACAGGTCGAAGCTGGTTCAGGCTTTCAAGGGCAAGCGGGTTGCGCTAGTGGG